TGATGAAGCACGCAGGAAAAGTTCCTGTTTCATCGGTTGCCATTCCAACTTCGACAACTGGGTCATATATGTATAGTTGATTTTGCATGATTGCAACATATACGGGTGTTTCGGGGTGAAACGATTCGAGGATAACAATGAGTTCTTCTACTGTCACAATTTTAGAACGGAAGATCGTCTGAATTTCCGTTAGATTGTGGAGCTTTATTTTTCAAGTTGTCAGTTGCTTGTTGTTCACTAATTTTTAGCGACAGGAAAGAACCTTTCGCACCTTGCTTCACCCATCCTGCGATACGTAATTCTTTGCCGTTTATTTTGACGTTGCCAGTGTAATCAGGTAGTTTATCACCGTCCTGCTTTTTATTGTTCTTAAATAGTGTTCCGCTATTGTCTTGTAATTCGTATGCCATGTTCAATTAAATTTTTGAGACGTTCTGTATAAGGTTTGCATGATTCAAATTGGTAGTTGTTTTTAACGTGCATTAAGTGAGAGCGCAAGCAGTGCCGAAAGTCCAACACTGTCACATGTGGAGCTGGTTTGTACACTGCCTGCGGTAGCTCACGTGTCAACAGTTCTTCAGCCTTTGCGATAAGTTCGGACACTTCCTTGCTCGGTGGCAAGTGCTTTAGTCCGAAGGAATTCAGCAATGGATTGTTTGGCTTTTTTTGCAAGTGATGCGATTTTCTTTTTATCGGACTCGCTGACTCGCGCTCCGATTTTGGTTGTTTTTACTTTACTCATTTTTAAGTTGATTGATTATTTCTTGTAATTCTTTTTTGATTGCTTCACACTCATCGCGTAATGCGATAAGCTCCTGAAGTAATTCGCTCTCATTTACATCGGTCAGGTTGTAAACGATAGGCACGTTGTAAGTTGCATTTGATTCCATGTAACAAATTTAGATACAAAATTGTTACAATAGGATGCCCTCTTCCAAACATTTGCCCCTTAATAAGTCGCGCAATCTTTCAACCATGTCATAAACTTCAGGTAACAGCCCATCTTGGTATTTTATTATAGCCCTCATTTCCTGATCCATTTCGAGCAGGATGCCTTGCGCTTTCGTTCCTTTCACGGCAGCGTCAAATTCGAACTGCTCATCTGGAAGATTGTAGGTTAGTGTTGCTTTCATTTGTAGGTTTGATTAAAATAATCCGCTGATGTTCTATCATACCACTTATCGATGGTGCTTTGTTGGTCAGTTCTACCCTCTCGATAGGCTTCGAGTATTTGGTCGCGATAAAGTTCTTTGGCTTGTTCAAATACTTCACTCCATTCTTTCATGGTTTTGCTTTGAACTTGTGCATCGTTATTGATTTCATCAATCAGAAATTGTACTGCCGTTTTCATTTGTCACTTCCGTATGTTTCGTTGTAGTATTGTTTATGTATTCTATCGTTTACATCATCCATACTTCCATCAAACAATCCAGCATCAAAGGAATCAACTATCTGCTCCTTCTCCATTGCTAACATTTGAAGGTCAATATCATTCTGAATGTTGATAAGGCATTGTTTGTAACCGCTTTGATATGAGTTCAATTCGCCATTCATTTCACCAATAACGAATTGAATCTTATCCTTTAATTGTTGCATTGCTGTTTCTTTTTTCATTAATGTTCCTTTCATAGCTTTTGTATTTCTTGTTTAACTTCTTGATAATACTCTGTGAGACCAATGAACCCATGCTTTTGAGAGTATTCTAATACCTCATTCACCGCTATCAAAGCGCACTCTTTTGCAAGTTCATTCATAGATACGCCTCTTGTAAAGTCTTTGCCTAATTCTAAATAGGTTTTAACTAAACTTTCTGATTTTTCTTTTGCTGTCATAGATTTTAGTTTGTGGTAAAATACAAGTTATCAGTTGACTTTCGCTTATTGATGAGTTATAACCAATGCTATGCGACACGTACATCAACAACAATTGCTGTTTTAGTATGGTAAACAACAAATCTATATTCAGTTTGTGTTCCTTTCTTAATCCACAAAGCACAGTTATAAATACCTTCTTTTCGGTCTTTCATTAAAGTTTCTTCGTACTCGATAGCTTTCGAAACGGCTTCTGTTCTTAAAAAACCGCAATGTTTGTCTGTTTTGATAATTATTTTTTTCATCTTAATTTATTTAGTTTGTAAAAAAGCACTGGTTATAACAGCACATAAGCAAAAGCCCAAATCCCTCGCTAAAGCCAACGCTATTTGTGCCTTCGCTTATCTGCATCACGTTATACGCAATTCGGCTGGACGATGCAGCGACATGGCTTCTCCCACTTAGCTCTACTTCTGATACTGCGATAAAAACCGCAGCAAAAAGTACCGAAGTCACGTATAAATTTTTTGAATGAGTTGTCATGCGTTATCTGATTCAGCTTTCATACTCATTACTTTCTTCAAATAAATAGCAAGGTCAAGAGCTTCCTCGTATGCGTGTTGCAGCCATTGCGCTTGCGTTAAATCGGTTCGGTCAACGGTTGTGCCGTACTTCATGAGTCCGCGTTCTTCGCGTACTCTCATGTCAGCGATTACTTGCTGAAGGGTTGTGCTGGGTTGTTTCATATCTCTCCTTGGTTTGACATTTCTTCTTGGAATCTTACCGCCCTGTACATTTCAAAATCCATTTGCTTGCCGTTGTACGTTGCGAATTGTTTCATTCCACGCAGCTTGTCGTATTCTTTTATTACCTGATTCTCAAAAGGTGTGCGCTTGCTCACGTACGGCTCAGGATCATTGCGCTTTGCCTTTGTAGAAAGTTCATCCATGATTTTTTTGATAGCCGTATTGAAGTTGTCAAGGCTCATGATGTCTTTGTTTTGTTCGCTATTCTTCTGCATTTGTTCGTGTACAATTTTTTCGGTTCGTTCTATGTCGTAGGTTCGAAGCCAGTCCATAATCACCGCGCCATCGAGCCTATTGTAAATCTTTCCGTACTTTCCAGACATCGCTGCCCTGAAGCATTGAGAGAAATCTTCAGCACTAAAGTAATAAAAATTTTCTTTGATGATGTCGATTGTCATTTCAATCTGTGGCAAGGTCATTTGTCTTTCAAGGTTGAAATAAATCTGCAACTGGTCGATTGAACTTGCAAGTAATTTATTCACCACTTCGTCACCTTCAATGCGTTGTAGTCGCTTTATTGAGGTTTGGGAAGAGGTTGAGGTAGTGAGGGTTATCGCTGTGCTTTGCGATGTGGTCTGCAATTCGTTGCTCATTGTTATTTTGTTTTATAGGGTTTGCATTATTCATCCAGTTGCTTGCGCTGGCTTTCCAGTTCCTCATGGGGTTTTTGCCAACACGCCAACCGTTACTCTCGTAGTAATTAAAAAACTTTTGTGCTTCCATTCGAATCATGCCTTCAGTCCAACGCTTGTTGGATTTCTCATTCAGCTCGGTCATGTATTCGAGTATTTGCATCGGTTCAGGAATTACAAATTTAGTCCTAACTACTTTTTTACTTTCATTTCTATTTTCATTTTCATTTTCATTTTCATTTTCCATATGTGATGACATATGTATTGACATATGTGGTGACATATGATTATTCACTTGTTTGTCTTTAGGTTTAGAATTCCTATTATTTCTACGAGATTCGCAGAAGTTCTTGCGCTTTTGGGTTTCATCATGCAGACGTTTGTTAATGAACGTGCCATCGTCTTGCTTTGTGAATTTCGCCCAAATGTCTTTGTCATATGTTTGACATATGTTCAACATATGTTGTTCGGTGAGCGCACCCATTTGATGCTGGGCGCATAAAAGTCGGATGTACTTTCCGATTTGTTCGTTGCTCATGAACATAGTTCCAGTAAGGAAATCGGAACTATAAAAAAGGAATGCCGGGTCTTTCATAAATATTTAATCTGGTAAGTATAGGTAATTTCGTTGATCAAATTCGCTTAACTGCTGAATTTTTTCCGGCCCAATATTAAATAAAAATTGCATGTCCTCAAGATACCATGCAACAATGTAATCAGTTGGATTAAACTCTCTAATTCCTTTTTTTAATTCCATACAATGCACATCTCCGTTCTTGTCATCAACAAAAATTAAATAAAATGGTATGCTCATTTTATTCTTGAAGCTCATGTATTGCTTATATGATCTTATATCAATTCCTTGAGCGGGCCATTTATTCAATCTTGCTTTGGTTTTTACATCCAAGGCAATTATTCTCTCTTTATTTTTAGTTGCAAGAATATCAAAGGCATGCGCTTTATTTTTAGTGAAAGGGCAATATACTATCCATCCCTTTGCTTCAAAGTAATCAATTATTATTTGTTCACCTAATTGTCCTTTGCGCAATGAGTTATTAAAATTTGTCCGTGTCGTTCCCATAAATTTCCCAGTTATTACGTTTTTCTCTACTAAAATATTCTAATTTTTTACCAATAGTTACTTTATCAACCATATCAAAAAAAGAATCTGGTTTTCGTGAATGTTGCCTGCGAGGTTCACAAATAATATCTCGATAGGTTGTATTGTCCCAATATGGCCTTCCTTTAATTCCGAGTAACACAAATTCACACTGCATTCTTAACCATGCACCCATTCCAATTTTTTCTTTATTCCAAACCATGGTCGCTTTATATTCAAAGCCCCAATGTGACAAAATATGAAATGCGTTAGGTAAAAATGCGTGAGTTGTCCATAAGAAACAAATACTATCTGGCTTAAATGGTATTTTCAAATTCATGATTTCCTCAATACTCATTTCAGGGTAAGGATTAGCAACACGTGATCCATCCGGATCATATTCGCGTCCATAAGGCCATGGTGGATCAACACTCACAACATCAAATAAACCATGCAATTCAGGCAATTTTCCTTGCTCAATTTGTTGAATCTGATCTTCAATAATATTTTTTCGTTCCGCTTTCTTTTCTTCCTTTTTTATTTCCTGATATGCCTGATTGATACTTACCTCACCGGTTGAAAGTTTGGCTTTTACTTCAGGTGTTGCAATGGCTTCAATTTTCTTCACCTTTGCAATGGTGTCGTGTGATACGTTGGCAACTTTGGCAAGTTCTTTTTTTGTGTCAATTTCCGGTTTGTCAGATTTCTGACGAACCGCTCCACCAGCTTCTTTTTTTTTCTCCTTTGCCTTTGCGCTAAATACACTCTCAAGTTGCAAAGCCAAAACACTTCGCTGATATGAAGATAAATTGCGCCTGCCGAACTGGTTTAAGATCATCCATTCACGCACATCATTTTCATCTTTGAAATACTTCTCTTGCGTTCCGAATGGCAAGCCGTGCTTTAATGCTATCTCATAACGGTTGTGTCCATCAATAATGAATCCTTGCCACGTTAGGATATTTTCTCTGATGCCTTCAGCAATACAATTCGCTTCGAGCTGTGCAAATTCTTCAGCGGTCAACGCTGGAATCAATTCCTTAAATTCTTTTTTTACTTGCATGTGATTAAATTAAAAAAGCCGCAGGGATTCAGCAGACCCGATGCCTCCTCCCTTTGGCTTAAAGTTTAATATTCTATTTTTTCGGGTCAACACAAATATACAAATGTCAAGTTTTATACATCATTTACTTTTGAACATCCATTCATTTAGTATTTGATCGCGGTAGTGCTTTGCTTTTTCCATTACATCAATAGCAAGTTGCATGTCTTCAGGAACCGCGTAACAGATTGCCCAGTGCAGCCTTCGATGTTCGGGTTGTCTTGGGTCGAATGATGCGAATATCCAGCCACCAATTTCGTAAGTCAGCATGTTCATTTGCACCTGCCAATAGTAATCTGAGTTAATGACTTTCAAATCTGCTTCGCTTTGAATCTTGCAATGATGGTAGTGGTTTATCGGATTGTAAGGACACTTAATCTCAACACCAATTTTCGTATCCGCTAACTGCATGAAAGCGTCAGGCGATGCACCTGAGTATTCGTTGAATAGTTTGAATCCGGGTCGCAGTTGTGTTTTCTCATCAGGCGAACCGATTGCCTTCTGAAGTTCAAGGAGTGCGGTTTCTTCCCACTCATTACCGTGATCGATTGCGGCACTGGATGCACTGTCTTGAGATTGCCCTGTGACGATCTCCATGACTTTTGAAAGGATGTAATTCTCAGCGGTCTTTGACCATTCGCCTGCTTCCTGTGCAGCTTTAGTTTTCGGTTGCGTAAACAAGTCACCGAGCCGTGAGCCTGTGAACTTACCGAGCCTTGCAACATCCCAAGCGGTGTTTTGTTTGATGCTCTCGAAGAGTTCTTTTGTGTAGTTATTCATTGTTACGATTGTTTAGTAGTCCAAATATATGCTGTTTTTGTTGGTCGGTTACAAGATCACCGAGTTGGTCAAGTGCCTCACGAATTTCAAACTCTTCAACACCGAGCTTAATATCATTCTCGATTTTCTTCATTGTACTTTCGGGCAACTGTATTTTGAACGGTCTGTATTCATCAACGATTTTTCTATTCATGTCACGCCCGAAGATCTTTCCAAGACTTTGCGCTGCATTCTTCAGGCATTCGGCTTTTAACTTCGGGAAAGCCATATCGAGCGCATTCGGTTTTTTGTTGTCAGGATTAAGTGCCCATCGGTTGCGTTCAGCTCCGCTAATTCCTTCGGGTGCTTTGTCAACGGTTATGACTATTGAAGCTGCTCCCGTGCGTTCAATAACTTCATTGGTGACTGGATGATGCACTTTAAGGGTTAATGAGCCTTGCACTTCGTTACCGATTGCTGACCATGTGAAATTGGTCGTTGACCACCTGCCGAAATAAAGTTCATCGAGTGTCATTTCAACGTGTGAGATAGTCACCGTGTGAGCTCTGTTGTCAGGCGTTGGTGCGATTGATTCGCGAGCTGGTTCGCGGTTGAGGTGCTTCATGAATTTTTGAAGCGAATCCATTAGATTAGTTTCCATTGTTATTTAGATTTAGGGTTAATACTTGTTTGAATAAATCGTAAGTGTGTGAACCGTATTCATCATTTAAGACTTTGGCAACGGCTTTCGCCAATTCACGCACATCGTAGTTATCCGGTACGATGGTACTTATTCTTGCGGCAAGTTGTTCGTGTGTCATGATAGTTGAGTTTCAGAATTAAACATCATGATGTCAGTTGCTTCTCTGACTGCCTGCCTTGCGATAAGGCGTAAGAGTCTGCGAAATTCTTCCCTGCTATCATTTGTAAGTTGCACGTTAGATTGAAGCTTAAGGTACGCGTTAATGCGGTCTTCAACACCGATAAAGTTTTTCATTTGCAGAAGGGGCATTTTTCTTGGTCACAGTTTACTATTACATCGTCAACATCACTGCAAAGTTCTTGCACTTGCGCAGCGTAGTCTTTCAGAAAGCGTTGCAATACCAGTTCGACATCTTTGGCGGTTCTTGCATCGCGATACTTGAGCGTTTCCGCGATTGCTTCCTTGAATGATGCGGACAGATACTTGTTCATGTTTTCGAGGTCAGTCGAAAGTTGCTTGTACATGAAGGCTGAATCCTTCAGTGAGCGGTTTTCGAGTTGGTCGGCTGAAGAGCAGATACATTGCTCGTCGTTGTGTGGGCTGTGTAAATCCATTGTATTGT